GGTTTCTCCGGGTCAAGAGACGCCAGGATCGCCGGGAGGATGAAGCGGATCATCCCCGAGTTGTTGGCTTCCTCCTGCCCTCGCATCATCTCATCCTTGATATCCTGCTTGGACACGCCCGAGACGAAATGGATCTGCTTATACTGCCGGCCGCTGATCTTCTCATCCTTGAAGATCAGGATCGAGCGCGCCACCTGCGCCATTCTGAGTATTCGCGTGCAGGCCGAGTATCCGACTCCGTTCATCTTCTCGATTGCAGAAGGGTAATCAGAGAAGGGGATGACCTCAAACCATTGTAGTTTATGCTTCTCTCCAGCCCTGTTCGTATAGACAATAGGATATTCTGGATTACCCGTCCTAACACACTGATTGCTGTCAAGGTGCGCTATCCCCAAAACAGGCGCCAGCGCACCCTTGAAGCGGGAATTGGCATCCTGTCCCTCATCACGCACCAGTTCGATGAACGCGCCGTTATCCTGTGTGTACAGGTCCTGGCTGAATTTTTGTATAAAGGGTACCCATCCAAAGGAATCCCCCGCAATTGCCGATAGCAGGATGTCTGTAACCGCCTGCTGCACTTTTGATCCCACGCCGCGTATCTCCCAGTCGAACACCGAATTCCTGAAGCTCACGTTCGCCACCGCGCCGGCCAGGTAGCTCTCGGTCGGCCAGAAGTCTCTTAGCTGCCTGTCCCGCATCGCCACCGCCCGGCCCCACTGCACGATCTGATCAGCGGCGCTTGCAATGTTCCATGTCCAGGTAAACCCGCCGGTATTATCGGCTTTCGGAAATTCCTGTACGGATCTCTGTATGGCTTGTTCTGGGAACTGGCTGTCAGGGGTTAGGGAAGGGGTGCGCGGCATCAGGCAGAAGCCTTATAGAAAAAATACCCGAGTGTCTTGCCCGTCTCATTCCCCTCCGGATCGACTTCCGTCACCGGCTTTGCATATCCCGTCCGGCGTTCCACCGCGCGCCGGAGCGGCAGGGGCAGTGAATGTACTACTTGCGCAACTTTGGAGAATTTTGGGGGTACCGCCACCAGCTTCGTCCCCGGTACACAGTCGATCAGATGGACGAACGCATTATTGAACTGGATCATCTCCCCGTCGCTCTGATGGCACTTCATGCAGACAAGTTTGAGCTTCTTCACCGTCCGCGCCGGGAATATCGTCTGGACTGCCGTAAGCCGCAGGTTGGTTCCACACGGCGAGTCTTTCCCTATGCTGATCGGATGGGGAATGCCACAGAACGGGCACAGGATAACTGCATCCTTTCCATTCTGGTCGAACTTCGGCGGGAGCTCACGCACACGCACTTCCGGCCGGCTGTTCACTTGCTTCTTTACGAAATTACGGGTGTGGCCCTTGGACATGTATGTTCATTTCCGCTTCCCAGATAGAACAGTTTATTTGAGAAAAAAAAGAGCCGAAATAATCATCATGATAACGATGATGATGCCTTCCAATAAATTGGGCGGCTTGGTCGGTTCAGGATAGTCGTCGGACATTTTTTCTTTGCCTCTTCCAGAACCCTCTGGACGTAGTATTCCTTGAAATCATTTGATCTAAGGATTTTGATAAGATGTTTGGTTAATGGTCGCATAGGTTAATTATAACCGTGTTCGCGCTGACCGGATATGAAATCGTAGACGAAGCGTCAAAGGTTGAGTCTGAGTATCTCCGCGCTTCCCATGCTCGCCGCAACCGCCAGGTCTATCTTCAGCTTCTCCATGCGTTTCACGATCCGCAGGCGCCGATCTTCGATGTCCACCTTCGCATTCGCATTCTGGATGTGCTCCGTGAAATCTTCCTCGCCATGATGCCAGAACCTTCGCTCCCGAATCAATGCCCTGAACTGGCTATCGGCTGTCAACCTGTCGGCTCCCTGCGAGAACTCCCTGAACCACGCCAATCCTTCGACTTTAAGCCTGGATGCCATGTCGTGGAGCTGGTACGGGTCATAAGCCACCTCCACAACGTTATATTCCTTCAGGAGTCTACGCAGTTCGAACTCCGGTCCAGGCTTCTCCGCCGTCCCTTGGAAGTCTATCTTATGGCCCTGCACCGGCTTCCACCTTCTCACGTACTCGGTCATGACCTCCATCTTGGTCGGGTGCCGGTGTCCCATCCACATCCCAAAGGTATCGTCCGAGACTGCCGCATCCAGTGCGATCACCATCGGTTGACGAGTCTTGTCTATCTTGGGCCACTCCTCCCCGGGATGAGCACAGGCAAACCACCATTCCATCGGCACAAATGTCTCAGTGCTGGTAACCCATTGGTTCCTGTGAATGCGGTCGAACTGGCTGGGAGATAGGATCTGCTGTTCAGACGCATAATACTCCTTCGTCTGCCAGGGACATCTCGGCTTGGTGTTCCACATGCACAACATGCCGGCTTCCCGGTTGACGTACAGTTCCAACGGGGCAGGGGCGCCGTTTGTGACTTCGTATAGCTTATCAGGCCATAAGAGCTTCCCCCGCTTCACTCCCAGGTCATACAGGGAATACAGGAGCTCGGACTCCTCCGAGAAGCCGGCGTAACTTTCTATCCACCGGAATGACTTGCCGTGCTTGGTGGGGGAGAGGGTCATCTCGGCCCACATCTGCTGTTTGGCATCCTCATTCGCTCCCCACAACTCGGAGAATGTGATCATGTCGGCATTCGAGCCGGCTTCACCGGCCGGGTCGATAGGGATCGCTTCCAGGAACGATCCGGATGGGGCAGTGGTTCGGTAGCCCAGCCGGGCATATTTATTCGCTATCTTTGGGTTGAGTTGTATCGCGCGCCGGAGGTAGAAGTTCACCCGGCTGTCGGCCTGCTTCAGGTCATTGGCTACGATGTAGAACTCTCCCCATTCGGTGTAATGTGCGCGGTAAAGATTCACAGCCGCAGCAATGGTACTCTTTGCGCTTTTCTTTATATCCGACCATAGGATGATGCTGTACTTATAGTTCCCCTTCTCGTCTGTGGAAAGTGCCTCCCGCAGAACGTCCTTCTGGTACTCCATCAGCCTGATCCTCCCCTTCAGCTTTGGATCCTTCCTCGTCTCCGGGATTATGAAGTTCTTCTCGATCCAACTCACCACATCTGGGATAACCATCTTTGAGACGGCTTCCTCGATGGTTTCTGAGAATTGCTTCTTGATCTGCTCGAGAATGTCTTCGGTTGTCAATCCTCGTCATCCTCTTCTTCCACGTCGATCACGTTCTCACCGTTCAAAGGGATGTCGATCGGCGCATCCCCGATCATCTTGATGACTTCGAACTGGACTTGCTTCAGTTTCTTCGGCTGGTCATGGAATACCCGCAGGATAACGGCCAGGAACTTCGCCACCAGTTCCCTTGCATCCTCAGCCGTAAGAATGGCACGCAGCTCCCGGATGGTTTTGATCTCGCGCTCAACCAGTTTGCTGTCCAGGTCTATGGCTTCGAACATCTGACTCCAGGCAGCGTAGTCGGTTACAGCCGCTGCAAACTGCTCATCCAATTGTTTGGCGGAAATAGCCATCTCCGTCCCGCTTCCACGGTTCTGTGCACTCCGGTAATCCGCCCACAGTTTCCCGAGCGTAGCCAGCCGGTCTGGAGCATGATTCATGTCGATCCGTTCCGCCAGTTGCTGGATGCGTGTCCGCACCACCTCAATAGCCGCGCGGTTCGATAACAACCGGCCGCTCTTCTGCATCCGGTCGTACTTCTCGGATAGTTTCACGATAGGAAATCTGCTCATGGGTTCCTTTCCAAAAATTCCCATTGTTGGCCTGGGACCGCCGTGCTGGTGACAATAGTGGAATTGATAGACGGCACTGCGAGTACACCGGATGAGTTCGGCTCCGCAGGATGGGCAAGTGGTGACATCACACCCTTCCTGATGCTGGACTCCACAAGCCGGGCAAATCGTGATGTATCCACTACACTGAACCTTCGGCCTTGCCATTGGCTAGGTCTCCTGCAATGCAATGACAGATCGCCAGGTGACAATCTTCCTGCACACGAATATCCTTGAATGGTACGAAGATACTCACGTTCGGCTCGAGCTTCGCTACCTTGCAATCGTAATCCGCCCCGAGGAGAGCGAGCACCTTCAGTCCCGGCAATGGCGAGTCCTTGACGCTCTTCACCGCTTCCACCACATTGGGGGAGTTTCCACTGCACGAAATAGCCACCACCACATCCTGGGGGAGTAGCATGACTCCCAGCACCGCAGCGTACATCTGCTTCCATGACTCGTCGTTCCCGTAAGCCGTAACAGCCGGCACCATATCCGGCACTGAGAAGGCACGCACACCCGCCATCTTCACCAGGTCATTGGCGAAGTGGGAAGCCGTGGCAGCCGACCCGCCGTTACCGATTATAAACACGGAGGCATTCTGTGCGCGCGCTCGTGAAATTATATTGTAGGCTCGGTATACCTCTTCATGATTC